GCAGATACTCATGATTCTCCTGTTGAAATTGAACTCTCTAATCTTAATGCTAGTGATGGTATTAAGAAAAAACTTAGAGCTGAATTTAAATATATCAAGGAACTATTAGATTTTGATGCAAAAGCATTTGAAATTATCCGTAACTGGTATATTGATGGAAGACTTTACTACCATAAAGTTATTGATTTAAAAAATCCTCAGAATGGTATTGAAGAGTTGCGTTATATTGACGCAATGAAAATGCGTTATGTTCGTAAACAGAAGAAGAAAGAAGGTGATAAGTATAAGCAATATGTACCTAAGAGTGATAATCCAGAAGATTTTGAATTTCCTGAATTAGACGAATTCTTTATTTACAGTCCTAAACAGTCATATCCTGTTGGAAGTCCAGCAGCAATGGGTGGAATGGGTGGAGTAAAGATGACGAAAGAATCAGTTGCATATTGTACATCTGGATTGGTAGATAGAAATAAAGGATCAGTCCTTTCTTATCTACATAAGGCAATCAAATCACTTAATCAACTTAGGATGATTGAGGATAGTTTAGTTATATACAGATTATCAAGAGCACCAGAAAGAAGAATTTTCTATATTGATGTCGGAAACTTACCTAAGGTAAAGGCAGAGCAATATCTCAGAGATGTAATGATGAGATATCGGAATAAACTTGTCTACAATGCCGATACAGGAGAAGTGAAAGATGACAAGAAGTACATGGCAATGCTTGAAGATTTCTGGCTCCCTAGAAGGGAAGGAGGTCGTGGAACTGAAATTTCTACTCTACCAGGAGGTCAAAACCTTGGAGAGATCACGGATATTGAGTACTTCAAAAAGAAATTATATAGGTCGCTCAATGTACCCCCATCAAGAATGGACGGAGAAGGAGGATTCAACTTGGGAAGATCCTCTGAGATATTGAGAGATGAAGTCAAGTTTAGTAAGTTTGTTGCACGTTTGAGAAAGAGATTCTCTACTTTATTCAACGATCTCCTTAAAACCCAATGTTTACTTAAAAATATTTGTACCCCAGAAGACTGGGAAATAATGAGTGAGCACATACAATATGACTTCTTATATGACAATCACTTTGCTGAATTAAAGGATGCAGAGTTATTAAATGAAAGATTAACTATGGTTGCTGCTGCTGAACCGTATGTTGGAAAGTATTTTTCACAAGATTATTTAAGACGTAAGATCCTTCGTCAAACTGATGAAGAAATTCTTGAACAGGATAAGATTATGAAAAAAGAGATTAAGGATGGTACTATTCCTGATCCTGATGAAATGATGATTGATCCTAATACTGGACAACCAATGCCAGCAGGTATGGATTTAGGTCAACCAGTAATGGAACCAGATGTTAACTTACGTGGTGCAGATGTAAATGCAGATGCAATGGAGCAAGAAGCAGACATAGTTAAACCTCGTGGTGGGGAGATCTAGTGTCTATCGGGGGAAAGAAAGACGATTACGACTTTTGTAAAGAAGAGGATGATTTAGAATGGTGGGCTGAACAACGGATGAATATAAGAGAAGTAAGAATGATTTATAGTTCCTTATGCCATTACCAATCTAATTGGGAAAAATATAATGCTGGTAGACCACCAGAAGAGATGGAATTCCTTAATTGGTATAAAAGAAAATTATTTTCTATGATCTCTGATTACAACTTCACCCATCATGAAGTGGAAGAAATAAGCGATGATACTACCCCTAGTGGTAGTGATACATAAATATTAACGATTACTCACAAATTACAATGCCTGATACTGAAACTGAATTGAATTCATCTGAAATTGCACAAGATGTGCAGTCAGAATTAATGGATATGATTATTGCTGATGAGTCCCCTGCGACTATTAGTGATAAGATTAAAGATATGCTTTTTGCTAAATCAGCAGACAGAGTAGATAACTTTCGTCCTGATGTAGCATCTAATACTTTCGGAGATGATGAAGCTGCTGCTGCGGTAGAAGATGCTGCTGCACATATTAGTGGAGAGGTTGCTGCTGAAATGGATGCAGAATCACCAGCCGAAGAGTAATTATAAATAAATAAGACAATGAACTTTTATCTATAATGGCATTTATCGGAGTAGGAACTGGTTTTAATATAAACGCAGCATCCACTGCTACTCTTTCACCATGTATTGCTCAAAAGACACAATATCTTAGAGTTAATACTGGAGTAGGAACAGCACATGTCGCTATTGGTACATTACCAACGGCTGTTGTCACTGATACTGTTATTACTAATCAGCAACCAGAAATAATAACAATAGGTCAACCTATTTCTCAAACTATCAGTGCAGCTACTATTCCATCAGCAGGTGACGGTGTTACTGGAATAACAACTCTTACTGTTCCAGAGGGTTATGGTAACCAGTTAAAGGCAGGTAGTTTAATAGGATTATCTGTTAATACAGGACCAAATTCAACTGATGATCAAACTTATTGGAACTTGACCAATCTTTATGTATCGAGTGTTCAGGTTCATCGAGTTGATACTGGCATTTCTGGAAATGGATTTAATGATAAGATAACTGTTACTGGTGATCTTGTTACTCAAAATGGTCAAACTGCTGGAATAAAAACAGCATTGGCAACAGGCAATACCTTGATAGCAAGAAGTGCATTTAAGATGAGTGCATATAGTGGTGGGGTTGAAGGTCAGGTTTATGCTCAACAAGTTCAAATTACTGGAGGTTGATTCCCGATGAAACTCATTAGAGAAGAAATCGAAGACATTAAAATTCTTACTGAATCAAGAAACGGTAAGAAGTCTTTGTATATTGAGGGAGTTTTCCTTCAAGGAAACATAAAGAACCGTAATGGTCGTATGTATCCAATGGAAACACTTCAAAAAGAAGTGGGCAGATACATTAAAGAACAAGTTTCTCAGGGAAGAGCAGTTGGAGAGTTGGGTCACCCCGATAGTCCAACGGTGAATCTCGACAGAGTTTCTCATAAGATTATGTCTTTAAGGGAATCTGGTTCTAACTTTATTGGTAAGGCAAAAATTCTTGAGTCTACACCAATGGGTAAGATTGCATCATCACTTTTAAGTGAAGGTGTAAAACTTGGAGTATCCTCTCGTGGTATTGGTTCATTGAAACCAACCAAAGAAGGATTCAATGTTGTTAGTGATGACTTCATGTTAGCAACTGCTGCTGACATTGTTGCAGATCCTTCTGCACCTGATGCTTTCGTTGAAGGTATCATGGAAGGTAAGGAATGGGTATGGGAAGGTACTATCCTTCGTGAAAGAAAAGCAGAGGAGATCAAGAGTAGAGTTGATACACTTGTATCACAAAGAGCTCTTGAAGAGAATAAATTAAACTTGTTTAATGAGTTTATTAACTCATTGTAAACAAAAACTTTATAAATAAATATAGATTTTAACTTTTAAGATAGTAAATCGGAGAAACTTCAAATGTCTAGTGGCACAAATTTACAGGAAATGGAAGTAGGCACTCAGGTATCTAAGACTGCTGTTAACGCTAACGCAGCACCTGCACAACCTCTACCCAAAGAAGGAAGCAATGCTTCTAATGTATCTACACCTGGTAATCAGGCACAAGTAGAAGATTTGGGTGGACCTACTCCTGATAACTACAGTCCTACTAACGATTCTGCAAAGTTGAAGCCACCAGGCGGAACTTTAAAGCAAGTTAGAGATGTAGTTAATAAAGGTGCAGCACCTGCAGAAGCAGCAGGAACCAGTGCTACTCCTGTTAAAGTGCCAGAAGAAGTAGAAGCAACTGAAGAAGTTGTTTCAGAAGAAGAAGAAGTTGCTACTAACGAAGTGGTTTCTGAAGAAGAAACAACTGAGGAAGAAGTAGTTGCCGAAGCACCTGAATTTACAGAAATTGACATCGAAGAAGATGTTCAAGCTCTTGTAGAAGGTGAAGAACTATCTGAAGATTTCAAGGAAAAAGCAAAAACAATCCTAGAAGCTGCGATCAACGGTAAAGTATCACAGATTCAGGAAGTTCTCGTAGCAGATTACGACAAGAAACTCCTTGAAGAAGTCGAAGAAATCAAAGGTGCTCTTAATGAGCGTGTTGATTCCTATCT